TCAAACACCTCGCCGCATCTGCTGCAGCCCTGCCCTCACCCACGCCTTGCGGGCGTCCTTCGGGCGGGGCTTGGTCGCCTGCGGCTTGGCTGGCTCCAACGCTTCCTTGACCCGCGCTGTGGCGAGCGCGGTCGCCTCGGCCAGGCGCCGGGCCTGTTGCTGCTGCTCAGATGTCGGCGGCAGCCCGGGCAGCGGTTCGAGCGGTTCGGCTGGTGTGGTGTCCAGTAGCCGGGCCACAGCTGCGCGCAGGCGCATCTCTGGGTAGAGCCTGACCGCACACCACCGCTCGGCGTAGCGCTTGCCCTGGGCGATACTGGCGGCCTGGACTTCCTTGATCTGCCACATCTTCCGAGCGTCCAGACGCACGCGCACAGCGCCATCCTTGCCGCATCTGATGTTGGCGATCTGCCGGCCGCTCCACCACAGCACCCACGTGTCGCCCAGCTGGACCCAGCCGGTGGGGATCGGGGCAGCGCGGAAGCCTTGGTAGCCATGGGAGGGAAGCATGGCCGGAAGGATACGGCCGGGCGTCGCAAAGGCTGCGACAAGGAAGCGTTCACCGGCTGAACCGTTCGGGCTCACGCCCCGGGCACGCCCGTCCGGGCTACCCTCCGGCCATGTGCGGCCGATTCGTCCAGCTCCCCGTGATCGACTTCGGCCAGCCGGGGCTGGCTGACCTTGCGCCCGGCCTGGCCGAGATCCAGCCCAGCTACAACCTAGCGCCGACGCAGCGCGCCTCGGTGATCCTGGACCGCGGCGAAGGCCGGCAGGTCACCCGACTGGCGTGGGGCCTGCTGCCGTTCTGGGCCAAGGCCAAGGGCCTGCAGGGCTCAACCATCAACGCCCGCATCGAGACGGTGGCCACCAAGCCCGCCTTCCGGTCGGCGTTCAAGAAGCGCCGGTGCGTGATCCCCATGGCCGGCTACTACGAGTGGTCGGTCAGCCCGATCGACGAGAAGAAAGATCCCTGGTTCATCCACGCCACCGGGCCGCTGCTGGCCGCCGGCCTGTGGGAGGACACCAGCCCCCTGCTGCCGGACGGCAACCTGGGCACCTTCACCATCATCACCGGGGACAGCAGCGGCGTCTCGGCCGACATCCACGACCGCATGCCGGTGTGGCTGCAGGCCGGCCAGCTCGATGAGTGGATGGCCGCAAGCCCCGACGACGCCATGGCAATGCTGCTGGCTAGCGGGCCGCCGGCGATGGAGGCCTATCGGGTCAGCCGCGCGGTGAACACGCCTCGGAATAACCGCGAGGATCTGCTGCAGCAGGTTGCCTAGCACTCAGGGGTAGACAATGCCCTCACCAGAGCCTGCAGCTCCTTCCTTGATCGTCGGAAGCGTCGGCCAAGGCACGTCCGGGAAGCCAGGAACCGAAGGCAGGTCACGGAGCGCCTGCCGGTAGGTCTGATACGCCGCCCTCTCCGGCGCGGTCAGTGGCGCATCGGGCATCTGGGTCCAATCAGTCGCGCGCAGAGCCAACCGCCGCTGTTCCCTGGCATCTTCGGCGCGGATTCTCTCCACCAGGGTTGCCGGGACTTCGCTGACTACCGTTTCTCCAGCAAACAGTGGCATACCATCTTCGATGGACCTGGCGCTGCTGCTGGTTATCGCATAGAGGTTAGCGCTCAAACCTGTACCCCCAGACGTCAATAAACGCTCCGGATCCCACTGGCGAAACACCATACAAGTACTGCAACGTCCTGCTTACCACGAATGCATGAATTGGGGTTCGCTGGTTCGCCAAGCAGGTGTACCGAGACGCAACCCCGACATTTCCAATTTCTGGAATGTCTATAAATACCTGCTGATCTGTATTGTTAATCGTATTGGCTATCACATAATTTGCAGTCACTGGCATCACGCCAGAAAGGGCAATGTTTGTTCGCGTAGTAGCCATGCCACCAGAGAGAACACGGAATGGAGCGACCGCGTTGACTACATAGTTGACCTCATCACCGTTCTGACCGAATCGGTAGATGTTGCCGCTTGCATCAGTCAGAAGGCTTCCCAGGTAACGCCGCGATGTGTCGCCCGTTTTCGACCGAGCGGAGCCGCTAAAGGCCGCAGCAGCAGGCGCCGTGGTGACGATCTCAACATCCGGTGTGCCTGCGTTGGAGTACCCATAGGCGTGATACCAAGTGCTGGCGGCAAGGGATAGCCCAGCCTTGGTAATCGGCGACGGGAAGGAAAGCAGCCCTCCAAGCGACTGGATCGCCGCGAACCCGCTGGTGAAGGTGATCGAGGTTCCGCTGTTCCAGACCATCTGCAGGCCGCAGATCTCACCCGATACAGCTACGGCTGCGAGACTGGAGTTCTGGATTGCAGTCGAGTGGTACCGCTCAGTCGACGACCCGCCTTGCAGGCCGGAGAGGGCTGTGTTGTGCACTGCCCCGGGCTGTAGTGCGCTGTCAGCCTTCCCGAGCGAGGTAGTAACTTCCGATGCCAACGACAGCGTCGGCAAGCCAGCGGCTGCAGTGCCGTTGGCGACATTGATCTGCTGCGCGGTGCCAGTAATCGTCGCCTGGCGGGTTCCGGTTACACGTCCATAGGCGTCCTTGGTGATCGCCAGCAGGACACCAGCACCAGAATCGGCAACCGGAGCAAGATCAATCGTAGGCAACCCGGCAGACGCATCACCGTTGGCGACTGCGACTCGGCCTGCCGTCCCCGTGATGGTGGCCGGCCGTGTTCCTGTCACCCTGCCCTTTCCGTCGCGGGAGATCGCCAGGAGCGTGCCAGCACCCGAGTTCGCGACGTCCTCCAGCCCGATCGTCGGGTTCCCTGCATCGCCGTCGGGGTTAGCGATGTCTATACCGGTACCTTCCTGGAGCGACCGCAACGTCCAATCTCCGTTGCTCTGCCGCGCTGCGAAGCCGGCGCCGATCAGCGCTGCCAGCTTCTGGATGTTGGACGGGACTTCGCGGATCAGCTTCCAGATGGTCGAGGCGACGCTGCTCGGGCCGCCGCTGCTGCCGCCGGTGGGGTTGATCACCTGTGCCGCGGTCAGGATCTGGCCGTCTGGTCCCCGAAGATTCACTCCCACCTGTGCGCCGTTGGTTGCGTCGGGGTCGACGTCAACGAAGCCGCGGGGATTCTGGTGCAGCGGTACGCGCTTCTTGGCCATTACCGCCCCAGCGCGCGGATATCGCCCATGCGGGTGTTGCAGTCCTGCAAGGCGACCAGGTTGGCGTTGTACGCGCTTACCACTGCCTCGACCGTGCGCGATGCTGCCCGGGTTGCTGGGCACGGCTGCGTCAGTCGGTCATCGACCGGGACCAGCTTCTCCACGGTCACATGGACCTTCTCGGGCAGCTTCGGCCGCTCGGGCTGGTGCGCGCAGCCGGCCAGCATCAGGGCGGTGATCAGAGCAAAGGAATGGAATCGCAAAGCTGCATCTCCAGTTGGGACCGGCATGCCGGCGTGGTCTTGGCGGCCTGCAGCGCCTTCTCTGCTGCGGTAGCCCGGCGCTGGCCCTCAGCCGCTGCCGCTTCGGCCCGGCTCGCTGCTGCTGCGGATGCCTTGCGTGCCACCTCGGCAGCGTCGATCGATGCCTGGGTCTGCCGGTTGACCTCCTGCAGGAGCTGGCCGGCGGCGTTCGCTGCGCGCAGGTTCTCGGCCGCCTCAGCGCGCGCGCCGTCGAGCTGCCGCTGCACTGTGGCGAGCTGCTCCCGATCCGCCGCGGTCTGGCGATCCTCGCCACGCTGGCAGCCGGCCACGTACAGGCCACCGGCCAGCAAGCCCCACAGGCCAAGGCGGATCAGCTTTGCGTAGGGCGCCAGCGGGTCAGGGATCAGCATGGCGCGCCGCCTTCGCCTTCTGTTTGAAGCTGGTGGCCACCGGAACCAGGAACGCCGACCCCACGGCCAGCACGCCCATGCCGATCAACGCCCACTCGGGAAATGCGTTCTGGGCTCGCTCGGGCATCAGCGCATAGGCGCCAAGGCCGGCCGTCGCTGCCGCCGAAATGATCGCCAGCCAAGTGCTCGCGCGACCGGCCACGCCCTGCCAGTTGAATCGGTCCTTCACTTCAGCCCCCTGAGCTGCTTCAGCTCCTTGATGTCCTGCTTGTTCTGCTCGACCTGCACGGCCTGCTTGGCCAGTTCGAGCTTCAGCGCCGGCACGTCGGCCAGCTGCGTGTTGAAGGTCTGCAGCTGCTGCTGCACCGTCGCCATCTGCTGGTTCGTGACCTGCTGCTGCGTCAGCACGGCCTGCATGGAGCTGATCAGCCAGTAGCCGCCGGCGATCATGAAGCTGGCGAACGCGCCAACGATCCATTTCTCGACCGGGCCGAGCGAAATACGAGTGCGGCCGTCCTGGCTCGGCTGGGCTTCCATGCTCATGCGCTCCCGCCCACTTTGCCGCCGGCCTTCTGGTAGACCGCACGCAGCTTCTCCAGACTCTGCTCGTGCTGCCCGTACCCGGCGCCCGGCAGGCTGGCCCACTCCTTGGAACAGAGCGCCACGGCCTTGTCGAACTGGCCGGCCTTGACCGCGTCCAACGCCTTGCGCCCCCGGATCAGCTCGAGGCACGCCTTGTCCTGGCTCAGCGGGCCAAAGTCGGGCAGCCGGAGCTGGCGCTGTAGGTTGCCCCACGTGCGGGACAGGAACTGGTATCGGCCGGCCGCGGTGGACGCCAGCTTCGCGTTCAGCCGGACCAACTTGGCCGGGTGCTTGCTGAGGTCGGTGAACAGGCCGCCGCCCACCAGCACGTCATACCCGTTCTGCTTCGTGGGCTGGCGCCCGTTGTCGGTCCCTTCGGACCAGGCCAGCATGTCCAAGAACGCCACGACGTTCTGGCCGCCGGCCTCCTGTGCTGTGATGCGCGCCATACAGCCGCCCCGTGTGTGATGGGGCCATGCTGCCCGGCGCGGCAGGAGCATCAACGGATGGGCTACGATGCCCTGGACCCTGGATTGGCCGGGGCTACCAAGGAGATGGTGATGAGTTACCCAGCAGATGCATTCATCCGCAGCACCGGCACGCAAGCACATCTTGGCTCACTCATGTACCTACGAGGTGGGTGGGTGCTTTCCACGCGATTCGAAACCCCTCAGGCCCCCAGCGAGCGCACCCTGGTCCTGACCGGGCCAGATGCGGGGAAAATCTATGGCCGTTTCGTCGATCATGGATTGTGCACCGCCCCTGATGTAACGATCGAGGTTCGAATCGCAGGCCTTGATCATGTCAACGAGGACCGTAGCCACCCGGGCCCTGCATCCGTCGTGATTCACGATGATGGCCGCCCACAACTCTGGGGCCATATCGCCGGCTCTCCGCCACACCGCTATGGTTTCACGCTTGACGGTCAGCCGCTCCAGAAAGAAGACCATGAACTGGCCCCTTTCATCCAGTTCCAGAGCTATGAAGTGTGGCTGCGACGCGAGGGCAAGCTGCTGAGCGACAAGCCCCTGTTCATCGTCGGGGCCTGATCAACCAGCACCGGCCAGCCCAGCGGCCGGTGCTACTATCCGCCCACCACCCGAGGCCGTTCCGTCCAAATGAACAGGTGACGTGATGAGTGACGACAGGCCCATGGAGCAGGTCCTGGAGCTGATCAGGACATGGATGGACAGGACATCGGCCCTGCAGGCCAGGGTGGATGTTCTGGAAGTGGTCAGCGCGGTGCTTGCGCGAGACGCTTCGCAGCAGCAGCGAGACGCCGTTCGTAGCGCCCTTCTGACCTTGCAGCGCTCAGGCGCGGAGAGGTCTTGGGAGACTGGGACGATGTTGGAGGAAGAGGTGGCGCGGTTCCTGAAGGTTCTGCGTTGAGGCGAGACAGGTCGAACCGCGGATCTCGCTCGCGGCGAGCGGTTTCATCCAGAAGGCCTTGCAGTGTGATTTCGCTGCTCATGGGCCAACACTACAACCGATCCGAATGCCTTCAACGGCGATACGAGACACAGCCATGACCGACCAGACCGAAGACCGATTCAAGGGAACCGGACAGTTCCACCCGGCGAAGACCTGGGCGAAACTCGACCGTGAGGCCAAGGACCGGGCCTTTGATGCCAAGCATCCTCCGAAGTGGTGGCATTCCCTTGCCTTCCCGTGGGGTGTGGTACTGCTACTGATTGCCGGCGTTGCGGCCGTCTTGGCCACCGTCGGCGGCCTGTGGGGCATCCTGCGATAGCAGGTCGGCGGCCTCGGCAATGTCAGGGTCGTCGTTCTCCGCAGAAATACGCTTCAGCACGTTGAGCTGCGCCGGGAGTGCCCCAACGGGGAGATCCGTCGACCTCGCGAGCCACTTCACCCACCTCGGGTTGGTCATCAGGCGAGCAGCCAGATTGCTCACGCCTCCGCCGGAGACAATCCCCCCAACAAGCAGCGGGCTGCCCGACATGATCGCGGTAGCAAGGGACGCGCCATAAGCCAGGGCCGCGCCTCGGTTGGCGGTCCCGCTGGGATTCCGGAACACCTCGGACCCCTCCTTGATCCTCTCCGCCACGCGAGCGATCTTGTCCATGTCCTCGCTGAAGCCGGCGCCGTAGCGCCCGAACAGGGTCCGGCGCGCTTCGGGGCTCAGGCTGCCCCAGTTCGTCAGGAAAGTGTTTGGGCTGAAGGCATCGCCGGCCGCGTTCTGCGCCCCCGGGTTGGCCAGGCCCATGCGCTTGATCACCGCAGCGCTGACCGCCTTCTGGCCGTCTTCAGGCAGCGAGCGCATCACCGCGCGCAGCGTCGTCGCACCGTCCTTCGTGCCAGACATTGCCGCCTGGAACACCTTCTCGGGGCCACCGTTTTTGTCGACCACGCGCTCCAGCGTTTCCAGTCGATCGGCCGACGCCTTGAAGTAGTTGTTGGCGCGGCGGACTGCGGCCACCGCGCTCGGCCCCTGTGCCTGAGCGGCAGCTTCCAGGTCCTGAGACAAGGAGCCGTAAAGGCGCTTCAGCTGTGCCGTCGGCCGATCAGTGGACAGCGAGAAATCAGACAGTTCCTCACCGATCTGGCTGCGAATCCGCTTCACGGCCTCATAGGGGATGCCAGCGAGACCGGCCTGCTGCGCTGCTGCTACGTCTTGGGCCAGGTTGTCAGCCATCTGCTGGATCTTGGGGCTGATCTGGGCGCCGGTGGTGGCTTCAGCGCCTGCAATGGGCGTAGTGAGGTCGGCAAGCGCCCACTGGGTGTTCGACACACCGATCGGCGTGTCGCTGGGGATGTGCTGGTCAGCCTGCCAGTAGAGCGCCTTGCGCATGGCGTTCGTGTTCTTGGAGAACGTCTGGACACCGCGCTCGATCGCACGGCCAGCACGCTCGCCGCTGATGTTCCTGGCCAGCTGGTTGCTGACATCTGCCAAGCCGCTACCGATCTGCTCGTTCTGCGCCTCGGCAAAGCGGCGCATCACGCCGCCGCTGGTCGGACCGCCGCTGAGCAGGCTTTCCGCCCCCTGCATCGACCACCGGCCAGTCCCCTGCCCCACTGATGGGGTCGCGCCCAGGACAGCAAAGTCATCGATGGCCTGTTCCAGCTGCTGGCGACCAGCCTCACCGCCACGCATCAGACCACGAACGCCGGACTGCGCTCCGGTCAGGGCCGCAGAGGGGGCCAAACCGCCGAGCAGGCCCGCGACTGCCTGAGCTCCGGCGCCGCCGCCCGACTCCCGGGTGACGCCAGCGGCAGTAGACCCACCCAAGGTGCTCGCAACCTGCAGAGCAGGCTGAGCAGCCAGCAGCTCTCCGGCACGCTCACCGAGGGTAGCGACCGCGCGCGGGGCCGGTGCGGCCTGCGCAAGCGTCGGCAGTACCGAACGCCCGGCGGTCAGTGCGCCACCAGCGCCCAACGTCAGGCCGGTACCGGTCAGCGCCTCGCCAATGTCACCGAGTACGCGATCGCCGGAGGTCTGCGCTTTGGGCAGCCCGAGGGCGTCGCCCAGCGTCGCGGCGTTGTCGCGGAAGCTGGCCACGGGGCGGCCGGTGATCTTGGTCTCCAGCGCGCCGAGTGCGTCGCCACCAACCGCACCCAGCAGGCTTCCGATGCCCTGTAGCACCGAACGAGCGCCGAACGCCAGGTCGCGCGGGATACCTGCCTTCCAGCCGTCAGTCTGCCGCCCATCGGCGGTGCTGGAAACGCTGCCGCTGACCTCGGAAAAGTCCGGCGGCAGGGCCTGGACGGTCCCGAGGGTCGGGATGTCCTGGTAGTCCGTCCAAGGGCCAACCTCCTCCGCCGGCTGCGGGGCGCGCGGGGCTGGCTTAGCCTGCAGCTGCTGGTACTCCTCCCACGGCAACGGACCAGCCATCAGATCTTCTCCCACGCGTTACGGTCGGCGGGGTTGCCGCCACGGAATCGATAGCCATTGCGCACAGTGCCAGGCGCTGGGCCACCTTGGGCCGGCAGGCCAGGGCCACGAGCAGCAGGCGGATCGCCAAGCGTCCCACCGAAGCTCCTCGGTTCAACACCAGGCGTGCTGGAGCGCCCGTAGTTTGCGTTGATGATGTCCTGCTTGCGGGTATGCAGCTCCACGGCCTGCCGGTTGAACTTGGCAAGCCTCGCGAGCGCCGCAGCAGCCGTGCGGGGGTCGTTGGCAGACATCAGCTCGTTTGCTGCACGCTGGGCGTCACCCTCAGTCTGCACGCCCTTGTTGAGGCGCAGCGACTCGTTGACGATCTTCGTTAGGTCGGACTTCCACTCATTGAGAGCGACGTCGCCTTCGGTGGCGATGCCCAGGCCGGTGCGGCCCCAAGAGAGTGCGGCGTTCTGCGGGCTGATCTTCAGCGTGCCGTCTGCCAAGCGAGCAGCGTTCTTCTGGATGATGTCATTGAGTACGGCCGTTCCGCCCAAGGCGTCTTCCACGGCAAGCAGGTCCTTCAACGCTCCGACCGGCAACGGCTTGCTGTCCCCAAGAGTGCCAGCAGCCTTGCCGCTGGGGTTCCACTGCCCGCTGCGCTCCATACCGAACTTCGCCGCGTCGATACCCATTCCCTGCCGGGTTCGCGCCGCGCTGGCGTTGGAGCTGTTGGCGCTGGCATAGGACGCGGCCGCGCGCGCAGCATCGGCGGCAATGCCGGCCCGGCCCTGCTCGGTGGTCGAAATCCCACCACCGCCCTCCTTGAAGCGGTTCTGCAGCAGGTTCTGGCCCTGCACTGCCCCCAGCTCCTGTGGCCCGTTGGCAACGGCCATGAGGTTGGCGTTCGCGCCCTCCCAGTTGCCGCCCAGCGCGGCATCACGGGCGGAGCTGCGCGCAGCGGCGCCCAGCACGTCGTTCAGCTGTCCGGCGTCGAATCGGTCGTTGGCCAGGAGCGCAATGCTGCCCAGCGTGGCACGAGCGGTGTCGTCGCCACCAAGCACGCCACTGACCAGATCCGGATTCACCAGCGCCCGTTGCTCGTTGATCTGGTTGGCAAGCACCGCCTTGGAGCGCGCCTGACGGGCATCCGCCAGTGCTTTCTCGACCTGCAACTGTCGGCTGTACGCTTCGCCCGAGTTTCCGAAAAGGGCGGCACCCAGCGCTTGCCCCGCCTGGTATGGATCAGCCATCAGGAATACCCCATGGTGGTCGGGTCATAAGCCCCGTAGAAGTTGGCGCCAGCCTGTGGCGCAGAAGCCATAAGACCGCCGCCACCGGCCATCGATCCGCCAGCCGATGTCGCCAGCCCAGCCAGCAGGTTCACCTCGGGCCGTCTGCGGATCTGCCTCAACCGCAGCTGATCGATCAGTTGCTGCCCGCGGCTCGCGCGCGCCTCCATGTCCAGATCCGTTGCCAGCTTGCCGTACCCGAATGCCTCCTGCTGCCGCTGCAGCTGCGGCGCGTCGATGCGGGACATCAGGCCCGCAGTAGTGGCGGCGGCGTTGTCCGCGCCGGCGCGCGCGGCGCCGGCATCGGCTTGGAAGGTTGCACCACCGACGGGACTATTCAGCCCGGACTGCGCCTGCCGCTGGCCACGCTGCAGCTGCTGCATGTACTCGCCTAGGCGCTGGGCCCGGTCGTCGGCCGCTGTGCTGGTCTCCAGCTTCGCGATCTCATCATTCACTCGGCGATCGGCGTCCTGCTGCCGGCGCGACTGGTTCAGCAGCCCCTGAGCCGTTTCCTGGTCCTGCTTCTTCAGTATCCGGTCGTCCTCTGCTTGCTTAGCCAGGGTGCCGGCAGCCATCAATGCGATTGGGATTACCTGTCCCATGATTTACCCGCCATATGCGGCACCGCCGCCATAGAGATTGAATCCAGAATCTCGAGTCGCGCGACGGCGGTCCGCCTCGTCCTTCCTGGCCTTCACGAACCCGCCGATGGTCGCGAACTGGTCGCCCAGCTGCTCGCCGAAGGCCTGAGACTTGGCGTTCTCGAAGTTGGAGCGCAGACCGGCCGCCGCCTGCGATGCCGCCGTGGTTGCGTCCAGGCCAGACGTCGCCAGCTGGATGAGGCGCGCACGGGCGTCCTGATCGGCAGCTTCGAGCTGTGCGCCGGCGCCCTGCGCCCTGCCCTCCACGTTGATCAAGCCCCGGTTGTACTCGTCGGTAAGCCTGCGGTTCTGGTCGACGTTGACGCTGCCGCCGGACAGGCCGCCGCGGGCCAGCGAGAACTTCAGCTCGCGCGCCGCATCGGTGTTCTGCCGGTTGAGGTCTTCCATCAGCTTGGACCGGGTCGCCGATACGAAATCAGCGATGTCCTTGCCCCGGCGCGGGTTGTCGAACACCTGGTTGATGCGGCCCTGAGCCTCGCGGATCCGTTCCTGGCGCTCCATCTCCATGCGCGCGGCCACGTCTGCTGCCGACTCGCCTTGTTTGGCCGTCTTGGTCAGGCCCAGCGGGTCGAGAATCTTGCTGGCACCCGACTTCTGGATCAGGCCCGTCGGGTCTGCCCAGTTGCCCTTGCCGATATTGCCGCCGCCGGCCATCAGGCTGCCTCCTTGATGCGTGCGAACAGGACCGCGTCGGCGCCGTTGGCGCAGTAGCGGCTCAGGGTGGCTTCGCGGCGGTAGCCCAGCGAACGCTCGTACCACTCGAACGTCTTGTCGCGGCCGGCCACGCCGTAGAGCTGCAGGCGGTGCACACTCGGATCGGCGAGCATTCGGTCGTTGAGCTTGCGCGTCCACCGGGTGATGGCGCGCCAGTGCTTCTCCCAGCCGGCCATCGTGCCCAGCTGCCAACCCTCCCAGACGCCCGGCCGGACCTGCCAGAACCCGCCGGCAACCACAGGCACGCCGTCGGCCAGCAGGACGAACTTCGGGCCGGGCACGGCCGCCATCTTTAGGATCGCCTGCTGCGGGTCGTATTCGGCCATGCCAGTCATGGCCAGGTCCTGCGCGATCTCGTCCGGGCGCATGTTGCGCGCCAGGTAGGCGATGTCCTCGATCAGCACCTCATTGGATGCGGTGACGGTCATGGCCCGTTGCCTAGGTCGAAGAAGCTCAGCGACGCCTGCGTCAGCGCCCACTTCTTGCCCGGCGCGAAGTCCACGCGCAGGCTGAAGGTCGGGGCAGACATCGGGAACGGGATCACGCCGCCCGGCAGCGTGTCGGGATCGACCGTGTATGGCTCGGTGAACGCGGCAAGGTTCCGCTGGTCGTAGCCGATGCTGATGCTGGGCGTTCCCTGGCTCACGATGTCGAAACCCTCCATCATCTTGGTGACGCTCGGCGTCCCGAAGTCCAGCCACGGCCACCAGACCGTGCCACCGAACGGGATCGTCTGGCCGCCAACGTCGTCGCCCAAGGCAAAGTCGCTGACCGCGCTGATTTCATCCCCGTGCCGGATGTAGAGATCATTCCCCAGCTGCGCGAAGGCATCCACGGAGAACGGAAACAGGTAGCGGCTCCAGGCGCCCTGCTTGCCCGAGCGCATCGTGTAGACGAACACGGTCGATTCCATCAGGCACCCCCGAAGCCGAACTGCAGTCGGCCACCAGTGGACATGCAGAGCGTGGCCAGGCCGCCGCACGGCGGGTTGGCGCTCAGCAGGTACTCGGTCTGGTAGCGGTCACGCTGCTGCCGGTAGTAGAGCGACCCTGCGCGCAGGTAGCCGAGGATCACGTCGGAGTTGCTGGTCTGGGTCGGCCGCTTGTCGTCCAGCGTCAGGCGCGGGTTGATCATCCCCGCAAACGAGGTGAACACCATCCCCGGCACTGAACTGTCATACCACCACAGCCACGCCAGGCCCGACTGCACGAACGCGATGGCCGGCTGCATGTTCTGGTCGAACGCCAGCGCCACCGAGGTGATGCCCGACCGGATGAACGCCGGTTGCTCGTTCCCGCCATCCGGCCCCAGGTACACCACATCGCCGTCCACCCGCACGCGCCACAGCTTCACCCGTAGTCCCTGCGATGCGTCGTTCAGCGCCACGCCGCCCATCTCGAAGTCGATCAGCGGCTGCAGCGTCGAATTTACCCGCTCGACGTTCGCCGCGGGCACCGGGGTGGTGGACAGGCCGCCAGCAGGAATCATGGGGTATATCGCCCCCAGGTCATGCGGACGGTGAAGGTTGCGACCCTCTGACCGTTCTTGGGCATCTTCGGTGTCAGCCCCCATGCCCATACACCGAACATCCTCTGGACGCCGCTTGGGTCTCCCGTAGCAAAGAAGCAGCCGATACCGCCAACAACGTTCGCGTCGTTCAGTCCGCAGTCGAAACGGAAGGAGCGCACATAGCTGCCCGTGACATAGGCAAGTGCGGTGAGCGTCCCAGCCGCAACGTAATTGGTGAGCGATGAATTCTGCGCGGGAAGCGTGTCCGCAACGTTGGGGCTCAGAGCGCTGCCCGGAGTCGTACGCGGGCCAATTTCATAGCCCACATTTCGGTACCAGCTGGTGTCATAGGTAGCAGCCGTCAGGGGGCGTGTGATCCATGCATAGCTGACGGAGGCAATCGTGACCGTGCCAGTCGCATCGGCCAGCGTCGGATACAGGCGCAGCTCATAGGTCACGTCCAGCACTTCATCCGAGAGAATAGTGATGGTTGTGGGGTTGCCACCGCCGTCGAGGATCAGGGCACGGCTGAAAAGCGAGCCAGTTCCTGCGGGGGCCACGCCGACCTCGGCAAGCGTTCCCGCCGCATCCCCTGCGGCGAATCGAACGGTTCGGCGACGCCACGCGTAGAACGCGCCAGTTCGATTGACGCCCTCGGTTACGTCCTGCTGCGTGTTGCTCGCCGCTATCTGGGCCACCAACGCGGTGTCGGTGAAGGCTGGAGCCGTGTTTCCTGATCCGACACGGCAGTAGGTATAGACGTAGGTCGCGCCGGTAGTGCCGAAGAAGTCCAGCCCGGCGTTCGTTATCAGGTTCGGGAACCAATCAGCGGCAACGCGGCGGGTGCCTGGGATCTCATCGCCATTCTCATCAACGCGATGGGCCTCGATCTTGAACCAGCCGGCATACCCCGAGTGGGCCGTCAGGACGTTTTCGCTCATGTCAGGGTGCCTCCTACGACACTGGACGACAGCCCGATCGCCTCGGGCGCCATATTGGTGGTGATCAGTGTTTGCTTCAGCGTGCCGGCTTCAACGGCAGACGACAGCTGGACGCCTTCCGGGCCTATGGCGTAAGCGCGGAGAATGTCGCGCAGCGTGCCGGATTCGACGGCGCTGGCCAGCGCCAGGCTCTCCGTGGTGCTGAAGGTCTGCAGCAGGCTGCGAAGGGTTCCGCTCTCCACCGCCGACGCCAGAGAAACCGCCTCGGTGGGAATTTCATAGGCATGAAAGATGTTTCGCAGCGTTGCATCTACGACATCAGACGCAAGGCCCACCGCGTCGACACCGCCGTCGACGGGATACAGACGCGTCGTCAGGTACTTGAAGAAGCCGTCGCTGCCGGTTCGGTTCTCGGTCAGCTCTGCGGTGTCGCCGAGCGCGTCCGTGGCGCGCACCGTCCAGACGGCATCGCCGCCGTTGGCGATCTCGCCCGTGACCAGGCCGCTGCCATCCATCGACAGGCCGGCCGGCAGCTGACCATCGACGATCTCGACCTGGTACGGCGGCAGGCCCCCGGCGATGACGTAGGGATAGTTGATGGTGTCGCCGCAGCCAGCGGCTGGCAGCCGGCCATAGACACCCAGCACCGGCGGCGGGTAGTTCGGGAAGGCCAGCAGGTACTGGCCGGCGCCCGGGTAGTAGGTGGCCAGCGGCGGCGTGCCGTTGCGGTCGGCGTAGAGCATCGCCTGCTGCACAAGAATGTCGATCGGCGCTCCGACATCACCAGAGGCCAGGTTCTCCGCGGCATTGGCGATTCCGACAGAGCGCACACCGAGCGCGGCCAGGTAGAACAGGTCATTGGCTACAGGGACAGCAGCGCGCTGCCATGTGGACCCGATGCCATCCATCTGGTCCAGGATCGCCATCGAGGCCGGATCCGGGTCCACCTGCCAGTTCTGGAAGCTGCTGGCATTGAGCGCAACCAGGTTGGCGCGATACTGCTGCAGCACCGCCATGTTGTTCGCGTTGGCCTGCTGCAGACCTGTCGGCAGGTAGCCGGCGTCGTCGGCCGTGGACCAGTCCAGCGGGTTGGCCGTGGCGCTGTAGCGCACGATGTCCTTGTCCGCCGCGAACACCTTGCTGGCGACAATCGCCACCACCTTCGAGCGGGGACACTTCTCGTCCTCCACGCGGCGGGACACGGCGCGCCAGTTGATCGAACCGTCCTGCACCATAGCGCCGATGTCGGTCGGCCATACGGGCTCGGTGGCACCGCTCACGTAGCGCGGCGAGGCCGTCCACACCACGCGGCTGGTGGTCACTGCCTCCCAGATCACCTCGTTGTCGATCACCTGCTGGCCCAGGATCCCTGGCCATGCCGGCTCGCTACTGCCCGAGGTGCCCGACTCGGTCTGCACCGCCTTGTAGACCAGCCCTTCGGGCAGCCCAGCGGTGGCGCCACTGACGCTCAGGTTGTCGCCGAAGATCTCGTGGTTGTGGGTAGCGACCGAAGTGAGGTGGATCGCCGCGCGCGCATAGGCAGCCGAGGCCGGCGCGGTCGAAACAACCGTGGACGGATGCCATGCGCCGCGAGAGCCGCTGTCGACGGCGTTGCCCTTGTCGGTCTGCAACAGGGTATTGAGCGCGTCATACCAGCGGACCTCAGCCCAGCCGGCGGTTTCGCCGGCGGACGATGCGCCCTGCTGGATCATGCACGTTGCGGTCAGCTGCGCGCCCACAGGCACCACCAGCTGCGCGTTGTTCAGGGCGACGCCGTCAGGCTTGTTGCCGGGCAGCACCACGCAACGCGCACTGCCGTATCCCCCAGTGGTGGAATAGGCCGCATCGCCGGAGAACGTCCAGCCCGTCGGCCCTTGCTCGAAGTAGCCGTTGATGACCTGCGGGTTGTTCGGTGCCGGCTGGGTGATCGGCTGGACCAGGTCCCCGGGCAAATACAGGGTGCCAGGCTGCCAGACGGGAGCGGCCATTACTGCGCCTCCTGGTTGGCATAGCGCCAGGGACTGTTGCCGCCGCTGCTGCCGTAGCGGTCGGTTACATCTGGCGGCAGCTGGTTGCCGGACTGCTCGCCCGGGATCGGCGTCGGGTTGGCCACGTCGCTGTCTTCGAACACAGTTGCGCCCGGCGATGCCGGCCAAGACGGCTCGGTCGCACCGGAGCGCGGCGCTGGCCCGAACACGTCGGTGACCGTGTAGGAATAGCCGTTGTCGACGGTGGGAACGACCTTGTCGCCCAGCGCGCGCGCGACGTTGCGCACCCACACCTGGAACTGTTCGGTGCCGCTATCGAGCTGGTAGGCGATTCCGTTGGGGTCGGTCGGCGTGACCAACGACCCGGGCAGGTAAATCTTCCCCGGCTCCCACGTCGTGCCGCGCTGCAGCCAGTAGTGGAAGACGTCACCATTGACGAACTCGGGCACCACGTACAGGTAGCCGAGGAACGGGCCGGCGAAGTGGATTTCCTTGATCGGCAGATCCGGGGTGTTCGGGTGCTTCAGCACCTCACACTCGACCACCGGTGTGCTGGCCGCGATCGTCTGCGGCTCATGGCTGAAGACGATCAGCTTGCCGTCGTAGGCGCACAGGCCCTTCGTCGCACCGGTGGGGAGCGTGTTCTTGTTCTTGGTGCCCGGCCGCGACCGCGGCACGCCGTCCTGATCGACGTAGCCATTGACCAGGTCGTACAGGGTGTTTGCATCTGCCCCGCCCTTCGTCCTGAGTCGGTTGATGCCGCCCTTGGAGGCGTTGAGGGTGACAATGCGGCCGGTCACGGGAATGGCACCTCCGGGCGAGGCGGCACATAGACGCCCTCACCGGCGGGCGGCCCAGGGATGTACCGCGCCGTGGCATGCGTACCGGCCACAAGGTTGTTGATCATCACCTCCAGCTGCTGGATGTACGCCTGCGCATCAGCCTGCCGGTAGTGCGCCTTGCCGTTGGCCAGCGCCAGCAAGAACACGATTTCGCTGTCGATCGTGGTCCGGTCCGTGTCTTCGGTGAACCGGTTGAGGTCGAACTTGCCCTTGATGACCAGATTGCCCAGCGTCTCGTCGGGCGCCGGCCAGATTTCGATGCAGTTGCGGAACTCGAAGCGCTGCGGCAAGCCGGTCAGCTCGCTGGTCGTATAGCTGCGCGGGTTGATGCCCTGGTGCATCTCGGCCCACACGCCATCGCGCTCACGGCCGACCCATGTCACCTTGCGGGGATCCAGCGTGGCCGGGCACGACTGCGGGGCGTTCTTCTCGTCGTTGTCCGGGTAGTCGTATAGGCGCTGACCAGCCACCAGCGGCCAGGAGAACCAGCGCTCGTTGCGGAACTCACCGGTAGGGCGCCGGAACAGCGCCACCTGCGCGCTCTGCAGGAACTCATTGAGCAGATCCTTCATGCCCGGCGGCGGATTGTTCGCCTGTGCGGCGAAGCCCAGCCGGATCATCAGCCGCTTGCGCAGCTCTGCCAGCGTGGCGTTCCCGTCGGTGCTGGAGCAGGCGCACTGGATGCCGTCGGTGATGCTCATGGGAGCCCTCTTGTGGAGACGGGCCGGGTTTCCCCAGCCCGTCGGGTTACAGCGTGGTGCTGGCGATCAGCCGCCCAGGGTGCCGGCGCCGGCCTGCGCGGCGTCGTACAGCGCCTGCAGTTCGGCCTTCGGCGCGTTGCCCTTGTGATCGATGCCCAACCGGGTCAGCTCGTCGCGCAGCTCGGCATGGGTGAGCCCGGGCTGCCCGGCGCCTTCACCGGCGGCGCCGGCCTGCGCGGCGTCGCTGGCCTGGCCCGGACGTGCCGGGAGACGGCTGATGATCACGGCCTCGGACTGCTTCTTGAAGCTGTCCTTGCCCAGCTCCATGCCGACTTCCTTGGCGATGTCGCGCGGGCCGTTGCGGAATACCTGGTCAATCACCGGACGGTACTTGTCGCCGTACTTGGTCAGCAGGCGCTGGTATTCCTGCGTGGCGTTGTCCGGAAGTTCGATCGCGTGATAGTCATCGTTGATGACCTTCACGTTCTCCTCGCCGTGGATCAGTTCGAGGATCGGCACCTCGTGCTTGAACACGGACTCGGTGATGGTGACCTCGGTACTGCGCAGAATGGTCAACAGCACGACGGGAACGATGACGGTGGACTTGCTCATGTGCGGCTCCTTTCAGCCCGCCAGGGCGTAGACGGTGCCGGCGGCGGACAACTTGATCCACTGCGGCAGGTTCTGGACCTCGGTCTGGCTCGTCGCGGGGAGCGTGGCCAAGGTGGTGTAGGTGCCGGCCTGCGTGTCCGAACCCTGCAGGGTCGCGGCGGAGGCCGACAGGTTGGAGAAGGTGGCGCTACCGCCGCGCAGGAACGGGCTGGTACCAGTCTTGAAGGCGGTGTCGGTGATCGGGGTGGACTTCATGGGGATGGCTCCTATGGCCGAATGGGATTCCCGCGAGCGCCCGGCCGAAGCCGGGACACTCGGATCAGGCCAAGCCCGATCAGGCGATGGACAGCACGGCGTGCACGTTGCGCTTGCCGGTGGTCAGGCCGTACTTGTTGGTCTGCGCGTAGTACGTGACGTAGCGGTCCGGCAGCTTTTCCGGCTTGCGCTTCTTCATCCAGTTGCCCTTCACCGGGCGGAAGGTGATGAAGTTGCGGTTGAGCAGGTAGCAGCGCTTGGTCCAGGGATAGGTGATCGCGCCGAGCTTGGCGTCCAGCAGCTCGAAGGTCGGATCCCAGATCAGTTCGATGCCGCGGTAGAAGACCGCAGTGACCGAGGCGTCCAGGCCGGTGCCACCGTTCGCGCCGACGATGATCTGGCGGTTGATCTCGATCTTCGCCTCGGCCTTGTAGGCATTGAGGAACGCCTGGCCGCACCGGATGTCGGTCGGGATCGCGCCGCCGTAGCGCACGCAGGCGTCATACATTGCGTCCAGCGCCGCCACGACACCGCCGGAGGCGATGGCCATGCTGGCGTTGTTGCGCCAGTAGGTGCTGGTGCTGGCATTGATGCCGCCGACGATGTCGCCGGTGCCCGGGGTGGTCGAGACGATGTGGTCCAGACCCGGGACGGCCTTGGCCGACTGCGAGCCGTTCTGCAGGGTCTCCAGCGCCAGACCTTCCTGCAGGCCGTTCTTCATGGCGGTCCAGCTCGACTGCAGCAGGTTAACCAGCTGCTCCTTCTCCTGCGAGCTCGGCACTGCGACGCCCGAGTCATCGATCAGGATGCCGTTGCGGATCAGGCGGTCTTCATCGAACCAGAAGCCCTCGTGGTTCGAGTAGTACTGGAACTTGGCGAAGCGGTTCGGGTCACGTTCGTTGTAGGTGACCTGGTCGGCGCCTTCGTAGTTCTGGTAGTTGCTGTCGTTCGAAATGAACAGCTTCTCGTTGAAGATGCCGTTGCCGAAGAACGAAACCTGCTTGTTGGTGACGAACAGGTCCAGCGTGCGGTGCGCAACGTTGATCTGGTCGACGGGATCCTTGGTGGAGTAGCTCTCCAAGGTGTAATTGGCGCCCTGCGCGAGCTGGGCAGTGGTCCAGGCCATGATGATGTCCTCGAAGGGGAATGGGTTGTCGCTTTCCATCCACGTTCGAGGGGGGCGAGGCCTCTCACTGCCCTACCGGGCGCGACTCCGGCGTACTGCTTGCGTGGCGCGGTTGTCAGCCGCAGGGCCAGATTGCCCGTGTTGCCGGATGCGTCAACGGACACAAGAAACCCCGCCTAAGCGGGGTCTCCTGGGCGTCACACAGGGACCTGCTTAGCCTTGGCTGGCCTGCTGGATGCCGTACTCCATTGCGTCCATCGGAGTCGCGAAGCTGGTCGGGTCCATCGCCGGGCGCGGACCGCTCGGGCGCATCGGGCCGGGGCGTGGGGTCGCGGGCTGGGCTGGCGCTGCCGGAGGCGCAGCAACTGCCACCGGTGCCTGTATGCGGGCATAGGCCAATGCGGTCTGCTGCGCCCACTGGCTCGGGTGGTAATTCTGCCGGATTCCGCGTACCGCCTCGTTGAGCGCCGGCCGCTTAGCCTCATAGCTGGGATCTGCCGCCGCCATATCGGCGTCGAACTGATTCAGCCACTGAATCCCCTGCTGCTCGGCCTGTTCCGCAGCATGTTGGCTCTCGGTACGCTGCCGCTCGACGCTGCCGGTGTAGGCGGTGCGGTCGCGCTGGCCAGCGATCTCGACGGCACGGGCGCGTGGCAGGTCGCCTGCCTCAACCTCGGCACGCAGGTCCTGGTGGTTGGCCAGCGGGTCGTGTACGCCCGGCACCTCTTTGCCGAGCAGCTTGGCAAGCGCCGCCAGCTCGCCGGTCATGGTGGTGTAAGCCTTCTCGGCTGCCACCATGTCGCCCTGCTGCGCCTTGCCGATCAGGCCCAGGTAGTCGAGCGCCATGCCGTACTGCTCGGGGCTGGCGCCAGTCTCCACGACCATCTGCACCATGTCCTCGCCGACCTTCGAGCGCTGGACCAGCTCCGGCAGGCGGGCCACGTCCTCGATGCCAGCGGCCTTCATGGCCTCACGCAGCGGGGCCAGCTCCTTGATCTCGGCGGCCATGCCGCGGAAGCGCTCGGCCGACTTCTCCTTCAGGCCAAGTGCGGTGATCTCGGCCTCGGTATCTGCGTCGGGCTGCGGCTCAGCATCAGCGGCAGCGGGCGGATGACCATCGGCCGGGGGAGCGCCGTCCTGCGGCTGGGCCGGAGGCTGGCCGTCAGCGGGCGGAGCAGCGTTCGGATCGTCCGCTGGCGGTGTGACCGCATCGGCGACCGGGGCGGCATCTGCCGGCACTGCATCAGCGGCAGGCGCAGCTTCAGCATCAGCAGCGGCGATGCCGGCGTCCAGCGCTGCCATGACGTCGGCTGGCTGGTCGGTCGGGGTGGTGTCCGGCGCAGTGGCCGGAGTGTCTGCGTCGACGTTCATCACTTGCTCCAGGTTGCGAATACCCGCCAGATGGCGAGCGTCAGTGGGTGGCAGCGCATCTCAGTTCCTATCAGGCTGCTGCAAGGGGATCGGCGGCCGGTGAGCCACCGGGAGGTGCGGGCGGAACGGGCGGCTGCTGGCCGGCGTTACCACCCTGCGGAGGCGGCGCGCTGCCGGGCACCGCTTGTGCGGGCATAGCCGGCTGCGTGCCGTCGTTCTGGGGGATGAGCTGGTCGATGTCGAAGCGCTCGCCGCTGCGTTCGGCGGTCAGGCGCATGAGCTGCTCCAGCGAGTCGGCGATGCTGTCCGGCGAGGAGCCGCGCAACCGGCCAATCTGGGTCACGCCCTGCTGCAGCAGCGGAAGAAGGTTGGCCCACGACTGGCGCTCCAGCGCCGTGTTCGGCTTGCCGGAGGAGCCTGCGCGGATCTCGATGCGCATGAACTCGGCCAGGTCATCCGGGCCCTGATACGGCGGCCAGAATGCGGTCGGGCCAGCAATGAAGCGCACGTCCTCGTCGGTCAGGTACACACGGGCGATCTGGCAGGTGTACTCGGCCAGCTCGGACAGGCGCATCTCCATGCTGTCGCGACGGCTGCTGCTGCGCGCCTGGAAGCCCTGCTGCTGGATATCGGCCTCGGTGGCGGTCTTAGCGGTGTTGATCGATCCGGACAGCGCCTCCTGCACGCCCCAGATGCGCTCCAGCGCCGCCTCGATCTTGCTGCGGTCGTAGGCTGCCGCATCCATCTGCGGGTAGGTGATCGGAACAAGGATCGTGCGTAGATCCAGATTAGGCTGGGTCGGGTTGATGGCGACCATCTCGCCAATCTTGGCGTTTGCCAGCTTCTTGGCCTCATCCTCCGTCATGGCGCCAGCGTTGAAGGCGGTCTTGGGAATAATCCGGCGGCGGTGATCAGTCTCGGCCGAAAGGCTGCGGTTGTACTCGTCGGTCAGCTTGATTGAGCGGCTGACGAGGCTCTGCGGATGACGCTGGCCATCCACTTCGGAGGTCGGGAACACGAAATACGGGTAGAACCGGGTCGTGGCCGGCGGGTTGAAGCCGGGTTTCACCCAGAACGGCACACCCGTGATCATGGTCAGGACGGTGTTGCTCTCTGCATCCCAGATCTCGACCAGGCGCACATAGCAGGCCGTGGTCGCGTCGTTGTCGGTGGTGAACTCGTCCGCGTCTTCGGCCGTGGCACTGTTGGCCGTGACGTTGACGCTCTCGTTCTTGCCCATGCAGGGCTTGCGCGGTGCGTACCGGGCCGCCTTGCACATGATGTTGGCCGCTTGGCCCTTCGGGTCGTACTGCTCCAGATACGGGCCAAACTCCGCCAGCGCATCGTCATAGCGCATGTACGAGATTTCTGCGTTCCACGGCGCGTCGACGTGGTTGGAAATCGTGAAGCCCGGCGCCACCTGGAAGTTCTCGCCGGCCACGTTGTCGATCACGAAACCACGGGCCACAACCCGCTCTGCCCCGTTCTGGATCGTAGACAGCTGCCGCTCCAGTTCGGCGACTATCGCCTCCTGGTCGTTGCCGACTACACCCTTGATCGCGTCCCATGCGCGCGCGCCATAGCCGGCGGTGCCGTCGGCCAGCTCCTGCTGCAGCGCCTTGGCCCGGGCGATGTTCTGCTGCAGGTCGTTGATGGCCGTCTGGGTCTCGGGCGAGATCTCGGTCCGCTCCTGCCACGATGCCTTCAGCACCCCGATGCCGATCGTCAGCGACGAACGCACCCACGGCCGGCCGCGGCGCTTCAGCTGCGCGTCCTTCCACATCTGGGTGCCGACCGCTTCCATGGTCTCGGCGAATTGCTTCATCTCCCGGGAGCGCTTGGCGTACTGCTTCCGCAGCTTCAACACCTCGTCGGTGACCAGCTTGTCGGCCGGGTTGGTGGCCAGGTAGCTCTCCTGCGCCTGCTGGCCCTGCTGGAATGCCTGTTCCGGCGGAACGCCAATGGCAGTCTGCTGCACGGCGATCTGCCGGCCGACATCCATGGCGTCCTGCTCGGCCTGCTGCTGCAGGCTTGCCATCAGCTGTTCGTCCGACTCCACGATGTCGCGCAGCTGCTCGGGCGTCGGCATGCGGTGCGCCGGGCCTGGCGACACGTCGAAGTCCGGGTTGCGCGCGTAGAGGAACGCTTCCAGGTTGTCGATGTTGGTCCCGATGATGTTGGCATCGACCAGGAACCCGGAATCGCCGCGAGCCTGGCGCCGGTCCTTGGCGTATTGCAGCCGCGCGTCCTCGTCATATTTCCGGGCCTCATCGAACCGGGCCGACCAGCGCTTCACGTCCGCCTGGATTCGGTTCAGCTTCTGGGCGCGCGCCGGATCGGGATCAGCGGCGGCCGCGATCCCGGTTTCGAGTGCTGCGATGGGTTGGTCTGCCATGGTCGGGCCGGTGTGCGAACTGGCCCCAAGGTGCCCGAGCTGCTGGAGGCATCAACGGTAGTAGCGCGCCCGTTCTTCCTCGTCGCCGCGGTCGGCGCGCTCCCTTGCCGCATACCAGGAATCGGTGAACGGCTTGGGCGGCTTGCGCTTCGACACGGCCGGCTTGGACGCGGGAACCATGTCGGCGATGCCGCGGCCCAGCAGGCCACACACGTCCACGCCATCGTCGAACCGGGCGCGCGGGAAGTTGACCAGCATGTCCACGAGCCGCTTCACCAGCGCATTCCCGCGCGGGAAGCGTACCCTGCCCTCCTGCACCAATGCCCGGAACGCCTGGACCTTGGCCACCTTGTCGCCGATGTGGGGCAGGTACTCGTAGTTGGCGAACATGTTGTCCTCCTTCTGCAGGAGGCGCCTCACCGGCTTGACCGCGTTCTCCTGGCCACCGACCTCGCCAAACCACCACAGGGGCTTGTGTTGCTTGATCAGCGACAGCTGTGCCGCGACGCTCTTGTCGAGCTCGACCTGCTGCGCCCACCAATCCACGATCCACAGCACGCTAAGGCCGTCGGGCCTGGAACTGCCATCGTCCAAGCCCACCACGCCATGCTCTGTGTAGTCGGGCTCGGACTTCTTCTCCAGGTCCCGTTCGGTGACCGCGAAGTCGCTGGCGCCGTACTTCTTCAGCCGCGCCGGCAGTTCCTCCGGGTCATACCAGAGGTCATCGAAGTCGCTCATGTTGAACTGGTTGCCCGATTCCGCCTTGGGCCGCCCCTGGTACAGGCTGGCCCAGGTGCGCGCCTTCGCCTTGTACTGCGCCCAGTGTTCGGCCGAGAACCACTCCGGCCACAGGTATTCGCCGATCTTGCGGCCCAGCGGGTCGTCGGCGCGGTCTGCCTGCGCCGGGATGCACAGCACCTCCCACACCTGGCCGTCGCGGCACTGGATTGGACCGGACTCGCCGTCCCAGCCCTCCGGCAGGATCGAACCGGCCAGATCCTCTGGGTGCCAGCGGGTCTGGATCAGGATGATGGACGCGCCAGGCTTCAGCCGGGTCAGCAGGTCGTCGTCGTAGGCCGCCCGGGTGCTGGCCTGGATGGTCGGGCTGTCAGCCTCGGCGCGGCCGGCCACCGGGTCATCGATGATCAGGGCATCAGCACGAGCCGAGGTCACACCGCCCAGGATGCCGGCGGCCAGCAGGCCCGAGTCATTGGTCAGCTCCCACTCGTCCACCGCAGCGCTGCCATCGCGCAGCATGGTCGGCCGCTCCCATATCGAGGCGTACTCGGGGCTGGCGCAGATTGCGCGGCAGCGCTTGGACGATCGGTAGGCCGGCTTGGCCGCATAGCTGGTGCTGATCACCTTGAAGCCGGGCCATTTACCCATGGCCCACGGCGGTGCGACGACGCCGGCGTAGGTGGACTTAGCCGAGCCAGGCGGCATGAACACCATGAGCCGGCCCATGGGCTTGCGCAGGCACTCCTCCACCTTGTCCAGCAGCAGCTCGTGGTGCTGGGCCAGCGGAAGACGCTCGGCATCGCCGCACACCCAGCTGCTAGGGTCGTCGTCCACCGGTGCGCCAGGGATCGGGATCGACAGCGCAAAGGCCTTCAGGGACTCGCGAGACCGGCGGCGCCGCAGCAATTCAGCCGCGGCAGACGCTGGACTCAGCTTGGCGCGGCCATCAGCCACCGGTGGCGCCCTTGCCCGACGCGATCGCCAGCAGCTCGGCTTCGGTCATCTCGGTAGCCTTGCGCAGGTCAACGCCGCCCGAATGCTCGATCTCGCGCCGATTCGTATACGCTCCGCCCGTCTCCTTCGCTGCCTGCTCCAGCAGCTGGGCCGCCAGGGCCATGTTCTTCATGCTCTCGGCCTTGGCGGCCATGCGGTCCAGGGCTCGCAACCGGAATGCCCGGTTGGCGATAGGGATGTTGACCGTCTCCTCCTTAAACCGCGCCCGCGACTCGTGGAACAGGGCCACCCACTTGGCGCCAAGATCACGCCCGGCGAACTTCGTGGGGTCGTGGGTCTCGGCCTGCTGCCGGCTGATCTCCACGCCGTATTGGGCCTTGACGGCCTCGACCACCTGCGAAGGCGTATCGAAGCAAGCCAGAGACTGGACGATGAAGGCTTTGATGTCGGAACTCAGCGCTGCCATTGCGGCTCACCTGTCATAAGGGGTCGCAGATCAGGAGGCGCGCTGGAGGCACGTCCCACAGGCGTGAGCCACGTCAGCCACAGCCACTTCCGGGGCGCTGCTGGCGGCTTTCACCATCTGCTGTACTTGGGCGCTCGGGCCATACCGGCGCACGACGCCCACGAACTCCTCAACGTCGTGGCCGCGCATCTCCAGCGCTGGCAGGCCGTCCTTGCCGAACTTGGGCGCCCCGAACGAATCCTTGGCCTGGGCGATGTGGTACAGCTCGTGTTCGATCAGGGCGCAGAACTCGGCGTCGCTGCACTGGCTGCAATAGTCGGCCGCCAAGGTGATGACGAACGACGGCACCCGGCCGAACCAGTCCACCATCTGCCGCTCCATGCGGCCGCGCTTCCAGCCTCCGGCCATGAACATGACCTGCTCGGCCTGGCCGATGACCGCCCGCCCTTGCTTGGTGAACGTGGTCTCCGCCCACAGCACCCCGATGTCAGCGTCCTGCAGGTGGTAGTGGTCCGGGTTGGTCAGCGCGCCATCCTCGGACAGGATCTGCTCGCATACCCACGCCCATACCGCCTCGGACGGGACGAACCGCGCCCATGGGCGCTCGAAGTCCACCGACAGCAGTTCAGCTGGCGGCATCGGCCTCAACTGCCCACCTCCGCCTGCAACCGCACCTGCCCCTGCCGGGTGATGCCGAAGCGCTCACCCTGCTCCTGCGCGTAGCCGTGGCTCACCAGCGAGTCCAGCAGCGAGTCGCCGCCACGGTGGTGGTCGCGCCACTCCTGCCGGGTCAGGCTGAATTCGCTGGCCAGGTACTGCAGGCCCTGCGTGATCGGGTCCAGGCTCACGGCAGGGCCTCCTCGGTCCCACGGGCGATGAGTGACACGGCCCCGGCGTGGCAACCGGTACCGCCGCCGCAACGCGGCAACCCGCTCCCTCGGCGCTGGCTGTTACCCACCTGCCAGCTGGGGCTACCGATACCTGCCTCGGTAGAGGGCCGCATGTACGCGGTCACGCGCCCAGCTCCGGTGTGCCGAACAAGTCGAGCTGCACGGGCATGGGCCGCTTCCGTGGCGCCGGCGTGGCGATGCCCAGATGCTCCAGCATGTCCTCCAGCACGTTCGCTGCGGCCTCGGCGGTCACACGGGGGAAGCTGTACTTGCCCACCAACCACGGCCAGTACGGAGACTTCTCGCCCTTGCGGGCCATCTCCACGGCCACCGGCTTGTCCTCGGCCAGGACGAACGCCTGCGAGGTCTCCGGGTTGATCAGTAGGAAGCTGGCTACCGTGCATCCGCGCTGGTTCTCTGCGATTCGTGGAAGGATGGCGTTCAGGGCATCTGCCGGGTTGGTCGGGTCGACCACGCAGACCACGCGCGGCTTCCAGACCTGCCGGAACGGAACACCCTCAGTTGTACCGGTGCGGCGCGGAGCTTCAACGGATGCGGCCATGTTTCGACCTCCGGTGCGGGGTTGGGATACCTGGCTCATGGGCGTGCCTTCCTGCGGTTGATCTCGCGGCGCATCAACTGCGCTTCGGTCTTGAACGCGCGGGCCTCGTGCAGCACCTCACGCACGTCGTAGCCCTGCCGGTGCAGGCTGAAGATCTCGTCGGCCAGCGCGTGGTCGAGCCGGGCGACTATCTCCAGCTCCGGTGTCGTGTATTGGCTGAAGGTCAGGCTCATGCCTGCGGTCCTCCGGTGATCCGCACCACAACCTGGCCGCCCTTACGGACCTCGGTGCTGACCAGCGGGTGGCTGATGAACCGCTTGTCGTCTATGCCCAGCGCGTCGGCGATGCCGTCCCTGTACGGCTTGAACCGGGCCAGCATGTTGTCGTCGTCGGGCAGCAGCTTGGTCGGCGGGTGGAAGGTCACATGCAGGTGCAGTCGCCCATCTGGCAGAGTCCAGCCCTTGCACCCGGCCTCCAGCGCGGTGATGGCGCCGAGGTGCCGCGCCAACCTGGCCGCGCCGGACCGCTTCGACCAGTGCACACGGGCATTCGGCGACAGACGCTTGTCTGGCCACGGCAGGATCAGCTCGTTCATGCTGCCCTCTCCATCCGCGCCGCGAGGCAAAGCATCATCGGCCCCACGATCAGCTGCAGGATCCTCGCCCCCTCGTCGTTCTCGACCACGTGCAGTGCCAGCCACTGGTGAATCGTGTGCCCGTCTGCCGTGTGCACCCACCAATGCCTGTCGCCGGGCGTCTCTGCGAAATGCAGCCGGATGAAAGGATGCCAGCTCATGCCGCGCTCCTCTGCCCCAGCCGCTGCAGGGTCACGTTTAGGGCGGCGAGCTCGTCCATCTTCATGATGGTCCACATGCGCTTCTCGCCATGCCAACCATTGAAGCTACCCTGGTGGCAGTCCTTGCACAGCGCCACGGTGGTGAAGTGCTGCCCCTGGTTGATGTGGTGGGCGTCGGACGGTGCCGGCGCATCGCACACGCTGCAGGGCAGCTCCTTGACTGCCTGCAGATGCGCGCGCTCGGCGGTGGTGAAGGCCTTTGCGTTCTTGGTCCTCATACTGAGGCCACCAATCGCACATGCGTGTCGCATATCATCCCGCTCACCTTAGCGAGGAGAGTGCCATGGACATGGATGACGTAATCCGAGATGAGATTGATATTGAAAGTGGTGGTCGATATGGCGCCTTCTTGCAGTTCGGCGCCGATATGACGGTTGGAACTGCTCTTGTGGGCTTCTCCACATTGCTGTGGACAGCACCTGGTGCGGGCGACTCGGGATGGTGGTGGGAGACGGCCAGAGCATGGATCTCCGGCTTCGCCGGGATATGGATTGGGATTGCAGCCTTTCGATTCCAGGTTTCTTGGCGCCAAGCGACGAAACAAAGAAGCCCGCGCACTGCGCTCTTCATGGCGACCGTAGCGCTCGCGATTGGCGTTGCTTCGGTAATGCTCGTTACGAAGTACTCGGAGAGACAGAAGGTTGCCGCAGCCTGTGACCGTGCCGAGACAGGGAAGCAGACTCAGATCCTCTCGCACCCACTGTGCAAGAGCTACTTTGCAGCGCGCGCCGCTAGTGACCTCAAGCTGTTTCAACCCGTGAAGTAGCATGCTCATGCAACCCTCCTGCTCGGCGGCGCGAACTGAGCCAGTTTCTCCACCGAGCTGTCCGACCAGCGCACCCGGTCCGAGAACTCGGCGTGGATGAAGGTGAGGAAGTCGCCCATCTTCCGGCGGCTGTACTTGCTGGTCCGGGCGCCGAGCATCACCACGCCACCGCGCAGGCCAGGCGCCCACTCGGTCTCCTCCTCGAACGCTGCGGTCAGGACGTCCTTCCAGTCGTAGGGCGTGGCCTGCCTGGTGCTGCCGTCGCGGCGGGTGATCACCAGCGGCACCTGCTTGGCGATGTCGCTCAGGGCCGGCCACATCGCCGCATTCTGGTCCAGCGTCCGCTTCGGCTCGTCCAGGGTGATCTGCACCGGCCCGCCTTTGAGCCATTCGTTGATGGCGCGCACGACGTTGGAGACCACTTGGGCCCAGTTGCTGTTGTTCGGCGGGTCGATCAGGAAGATCCGCTTCATACTGAGACCTCCGGCGGAGCGGGAAGCGGCTCCCACAGTGATTTCAGGTGTTCCCAGCGGGGCAGAAGCCATTCGCGAACGGCGTCCTCGTCGGCCCGGCACACCGATACTTCTACGTATCGATACAGGCCCTTTCGCTGACCCATGAAGAACAGCTCCAGCGAACCATTGCGGTAGTACACGTCGCCGTTGAATGCGGGCAGGCCATGGTCCTCACCTTCCCTCCAGTCCCACCGGAACAGGAAGTTGTAGTCCATATCCGAATCGCCCTCTTCAGCAATGAATTCTGACCACGACTTATGCGAGGACCCGCAGTCGTCGGCGTAGTAGTTGCCCAGGTTGCAGTAATACCGATGGGTTGCTTCCCACAGATGCTGGCTCATCCCCGCTTCCTCCTGATCTGCTCGTCTCGTTCGTCGTAACCAGCCAGCCACGCCTTGCGCAGCGCCAGCCCGTCCTCGCCCATGGCGTAGAGCGGGGCCGAGTTCCGGTCCTTGTGTGCGTCGCGCATCCACCGGCCGGTCTGGCGGGCGCGCTCCAGTTCGTATTGCGGGACCATCAGAACTCCCTCCCCAGGTCGGCGAAGCGCATGGTTTCGCTAAGGAAGGCGACCTTCTTGAATCCGGTCGGCCCGTGGCGGTTCTTCTCGATCAGGATCTCGGCGATGCCCCGGTCCTGCGTCTCTCGGTTGTAGACCTCGTCCCGGTACAACATCAGGATCTGGTCGGCCTCTCGGGTCAGTTCGTCGCTATTGGCCAGGTCACCGGCCGTGGGCCGCTTGTCGCCCACCCGCTGGTCGACGCCCTTCACCACCTGCGCCAACGAGATGACCGGGATCTGCAGGTCACGGGCGAGGTTCTTCATGCCGCGCGCTACCTGCGATACCTCGGTGATGCGGTCGGCGCGCGGAACGGTGATGCGCTGGGCGTAGTCGATGAACAGGCAGCCGATGCCGTGGGTGTGCTTCCACTTCCGTGCGATGCCAACGAGCTCGTCCAGCGTCACGGCCGAGCGGTCGTAGATCCACATGTCGCGCGCGATGGCCTGGCCCATGCTCGACTGCAGCCGGCCCCAATCCTCGTCCTCTAGCTGTCCACTGCGCAGTCGAGAGGCGGCCACCGACGACACCAGCGACAGGCGGCGTAGGGCCAGCTGCACGGCAGGCTGCTCGGCACTGATGACGCCAGGGCGCTTGCCGGCGTCAGCCGCGGCCTCGATCAGTCCGCCGAGGAACGCCGTCTTTCCCATGGCAGGCCGGCCGCCGATGATCGTCAGGTCGCTGTCGTGCCAACCGCCCAGGATCTCGTCCAGCGCGGCCAAGCCCGTCGGGATGCCCGGCAGACGACCGCCGGATGCGTGGTTGCGCTCGACCTCGCGCCATGCCTGCTGCAGCGCCTGCTTGCCGGTGTACTCGCACGCAGTCACCACGGCGTTGAGCGCCAGCAGCCGGCCGGCGGCCACGTCGACCGCGTCCTCCTCGCCGGCACGGGCGGCAGACACCAGCTGCAGGCCAACGGCCACGGCCTCACGGCGGCGCCAGTTCTCGCGGACGATCTCGGCATAGGCCAGCGCGGCCGAGGCGCTCGGAACCGTGGATGCGAGGTGGACGGCGTAGTCGAAGTCTTCCGGGGAAGCCTCGCCGATGGTCACGGTGTCGGCGTCTTCGCCGGCCAGCACGCGATCGCGGATCAGTCCGAAAATCCGAGCGCGCTGCGGGCTGGTGAAGTGGTCTGCGCCGATCAGCGGTGCCACGTCGTGGAACCGCTCGTTCTGCAGCAGCAGGCCGCCGATCACGGCCTCCTCGGCGAAGGCTGGGGCAACGTTGCTCACAGCGCCCTCCTTCCGCCGCCAGCCTGCTGCGGCTGGGTCAGCTGCAGCACCTGCGCCGGCGCTCGCTCAGTCGCCCGGCTCAGCCAGCCGTTGATGAACTTCGGCGTGCCGCGCCGCGTCTTGCGGTTCTGCGGGTTGGCCACCGCCCACGCCCTGGCCTTGCGGATCTCGCCCACCACGTCGATTCGGGGGTAGGCGGCGCGGAACTCGGCGAGCTCGGCATCGGTCACGGCGTACTCGGAACCGTCGGCCAGCGGGATCGCCAGAACCTCCCCTTGCATCCCCTCCGGAGTAGAAACAGGAACAGGAGCAGGAACAGGAGAGTTTCCTAACGGTTTGGAAACCGTTTCGGAAACTCCGATCGATGCGAGGATTTCATCCTTGAAAGCGAGCGAGTCAGGCAGAGCCTGGGCAAGCTTGGCGATCGACTTCTGCTGGTTCGGGTTGTCCGGGCGATTCCACTTCACGAACTTGACGATCCAGACGACCTTGGTCGCGCGGTCGTACTTCACGAAACCGGCTTCCGAAAGGGTTTCCAAACCGTTCTGGAACCGTTGCGAATCCCAGCCAAGATCCTCACAGGCATAGGCATCGGGCAGCCGGAATGCACCCAGCATCGTCGTGTGCTGGCTCGTCATCAGGTAGATGGCCAGCAGGCGAGCATCGGACTCCAGCCCCAGCATCGTCTCGCTGGCCCAGAACCCGGTGTGGATCTTTCCGTAGTCGCGCATTACGCCGCTCCCAACAGGTCAGGCTGCGGCGTAGCCGTGCGCCGGGCTTCCGCCCTGGCCTGCTCGGCCGCGCATCGGGACAGGTGCGCGACGATCTCCTCGCGCGTCATAGGCGGGCTGGACTCGATGACCCGGATGCACTCGTCCAGATGCTGCAGCAGCTCGCGGTTCTTCATTGGCGGACCTCATCAGGTCGGCCAGGCGCTCGACCTCGCAGATGCCGTCGAGGGCAGCCTGCAGGTTGAGGAACTGGCGAAGGAGATTGGAGCCGGTCGCGGCGCACAGCGGGCCGACCAGCTTCTCGGGGATCGGGCGGACGCCGTTCTGCATCCGCGACACGTAGGATTTCGACTTGCCGATGCAGGCCGCCACGTACTCCAGCTTGTGGTGGCCAGCGCGGACCATCACGGCCAGCGCATGCGCAGCCGATTCGATCTGCCGGACGATCTGGGACGGCGCATCCTTCGGGGCGTGGTGTACGCCGAATGCGAGGGGGAAAGCCTTTTGGTTGCCAGGGGTTGCCATGCGTTGCCTATCGTTGCCAAGCCCTCTCGGGCGGAATAAAGGCCCAACCCACAACGGATTGAGCCAAGTGAATTCAGAGGTGACGCGGTCGAGCGGTGTCGTTGAACTGGTGCCGGTTGCCGGCCGGCTGTTCGTGCTGAGGCGCTACGGAGATCGAGTGCGAATCACCCAGGTGGAGCGAAAGAGCCCGCCCGCTCCCGGCAACGGCACCGTGGTGCCCTTCCCTGCCCGGGGTCGGTGAGGTGGTCATGTCAGGCGCGCCGACGACGAGCGGCCTTGCGCTCGGTAGTGATGGCGAGATCGACCAGCGCCTTGCCCACCTCGTAGGTCGGCTGCATCAGGCCGCGTCGGATCCGGTTGATGGTGGACTGCCGGGCGCCCACAGCAGAGCCAATGCTCTGTTCGGTCAGCCCAGCAGCGCGGAGACGTTCAATGGCGAGTGATGGGTTCATAGCGCCGGAAAATATCCCATTCGGGATACCATTGGAATCCCCAAATGCATTTTGTCCGACGAACGGTATGCGGGATCATCCCCATATGCATGCCGATGACCTGCCCCGCCGAAATCTGCGACACCTGATTGCCATCAACCGAACGACCGCTGCTGACGCCGCAGTCGCCTCGGGGGCGGGCCAGTCCTGGGTGAGTCGCTATATGACCGGGAAGATCAGCAAGCCCAACCCCGAGAAGCTGGCCCAGCTTGCAGCGCACTTCGGAGTTCCGATCAGCGACCTGATGTGGAAAGACCTGTCGAGTTCAGGTGCGCCGTCACAGTCTCAGCCGGTGGGATCCGAGCGCGCCATAGTCGAGGCCGCAGTGAAGCTGGTGCGCGAGCTGGAGGCCATATCCCCCGATGCCCCCTCCCCCGACACCTATGCGGAACGCCTCTACGTGGCCATGAAGGTGGTCCGGGATGAGGGTGCCGAAGGCGTCTTGGACGATAGCAACGTCATCGTCGCGCTACGCCGCTTTGCTGCCGAACTCCGCAAAACAGGGTGAGGACGATGACATGGCAATCAGCGACGAGCGGCTGAAGGAACTGGCAATGGAAATGGCTGTGGCGATGGGCGTCCAGCCACGGGCAAAGCCCTCACCGACTCTTGTCCGGCGAGGCCAAGTGATCGCCTTCCAGCGATCAGGGATGGATAGCGCTTTGCGGGACGTTGTCTGCGCCAGGATCAAAGACCTCGCCAGAATGTACTGGCTCGCTTGGCTTGTCCGGCAAGAGACTGCACATGTGCGCGGCGTCATTGAGTGCTTGACCGACGATGAGCTGATGGATTTGAAGGACAAAATGGAGCGAGCCAGGGAATGCCGTGTGGAAGGCATCGGGTTCGATGAAGCAGGCCTGGTCAGGGAGCAAAGACTGTGATCGCAGCAATTCTTGCACTAGCGTTAGGCACCACGGCGACTACCGATCGATGGGTAGAGGTTGGCGCAACTGTGGTTGGCGGTAGCGTGTATGTGGACAAGTCGACCGTTCTGAAATCTGAGGACGGCACCACGGTTTGGGTCAAGTTCGTCGGCGGTGGTGAACGTGTCCTAGGCTCGCCACTCGCCGCCGAAGCGATGGCCCGCGTTTCATTCTCCTGCTCCAAGATGACCTACTCCGTCCATGAGGTGGTGCGCCGCGATGGCGCTGGACGTCCTCTACCTCCGCAGGCGAATGACAAAGTCGAGGGGCGCACTGTGGTGCCGGATACGATCTACGAAGCCCTGTGGAACGCCACCTGCCGCTGACTAGGTAGGAGTTCAACCTACCGTTCGTCGGCTGATGCATAAAAATATCCCGTTCGGGATTGCATCAGTATCCCGTTGTGCATATCTTAGTCGCCAACGCCCCACCACAGCCCATCCCGGGCCGGGGCTTGGAGACGAAGATGGCCGCCATCGCATTTGGACTGTCCCGCTCGACCACCCGGACCGGCTATGCATCGGTCCGCGACCACAAGCGTTCCAGCGAGCTGACCCGGGAAGAGCGCGACCTGCCGCTGCACCCGGCCAATGGCTTCATCGCCTGCCCGGACTGTGACGGCACCGGCGAACACGTCCGCAACGACAGCGCCAGCGGCGACCCGCAGTGCGAGTACGGCGTGGCCTGCGGCCGCTGCGGTGGCGAGGGCGAGGTTGCCGACGGCCTGATCGACCCGCTGCTGCTGGTGGCGAAGTACCGCAAGGGCCGTTTCAGCTGGGCGATGAGCGAGCGCCGAGCAGCTGACCGCCGGTACCACTACAACCTGTACCGGATGCGCGCCATGCGCCCCTGCAGCGGTCTGGCTGCGGTCGACATGCTGCCCCGGGCGCAGATGTGCGCCAACGACACGGCACGCGCACTGCAGCAGGTGGCGGCATGAGCGCCCCTGTCGATGTGCTGGCGAATATCCCACAGGGCAAATGGCAGGTGCTGGGCATGCTGGATCAGCCCAACTGCCATTGCTGCGGCAAGAAGAACCTGAAGCGAACTGTCCATCTGCTGCATCTCGAAAGCGGCGAGGAGTATCACTTCGGAGTGGATTGCGCCACGCGCGCACTCCGTAGCCGCTACCAGGGACGCACCTATCGTCTCTCCCGAGAAGCCATGACCAGCAAGGCGCGCTACGCGGGCATGTCAGCTGATCGCCAGCGGCGTGCCGGCTACTACGACGCCAGCCAGTTTCAGATGGAGGCTCGCCATGGGATCGCGTGATCACTGCTGCCTGTGCGGAGCAGCGCGCAGGCCTACCCAGCAGCCGGTGGAGAGCTTCGGGAACAACACAGCCGTGCTGAACATGGCACACCTCCGGCCGATGCTCCCTGATCGTTGGGAAAAGGAACCACAGTTGTTGGTCTGGGTCTCGATGTGGCGAAACGGTGGGATCGCCAAGGGCGATACGCACATGTGCGACGACTGCATTGTCGTCGGCCTGCTGGAAGCCAAGCGGTTCGTTGATGAATCCCTCAAATCGCTCGATCCAGACGCCCTCGCCCGCGTCAAAGGCGGTGCCGCATGACCGCCGCCGAACGCGAGTACCGCCGCAGCGTTCTGGCCACCTGCGTGAGCCACTTCCTGGCGCTGTGCATTGGCGTGCTGGCCTCCCTGCTGGTGCAGGCGGTGCTGTCGTGAGCCGGGTCGACGTGCTGGCAGTGATGGATCAGGCAGTAGCGCGCGAAAAGGGCGCTGGGCAGTCCTACGTCACGCAGGTGGCCGCGCGGGCCGCAGTCGCCGAAGTCTTCGCTGCCGCCTACGCCTCCCTCGCAGCCCGCGACTTGGCCGACCAGATGGCCGCCGACGACCGCCTGCGCGCCGCTCTGGCCGCGTGCGAACCCACCGACACCGATCACCAGCCCAATGGAGCTGCCGAATGAGCCGTTCTGGATATTCCGACGACTGCGAAACCTGGTCTCTGATCCGCTGGAGAGGCGCGGTGGCTTCGGCTCTGCGTGGCCGGCGTGGGCAGGAGTTCTTGATCGAGCTGCGGGATGCCCTAGACGCCATGCCGGACAAGAAGCTGATCGCCGACAGGCTCCAGGACACGTCGGGATGCTTCTGCACGCTCGGTGTCATCGGAGCAAAGCGCGGGGTCGACATGTCTGGCCTTGACCCCAACGACCGCGAAGCCGTGAGCGCGAAGTTCGGTATCGCCGAGGCCATGGCAGCCGAGATCGTCTTCGAGAACGACGAGGCCTGGAGCTGGAAGCGTGAAACCCCGGAGCAGCGCTGGGTTCGGATGCGCCAGTGGGTTGGTCAACAGATCCGCACCTCGGAGACGCCCCATGAACCCGTTTGAGCGGCTGGACGCGGCCTTCGCCGACCAGTTCGGCCTGCCCCCGATCAGCCCGCCGATGTCGCTGGCGGAAGCCCGAGAACAACGCAACCGCGAGGCCGTGGACGGCCTGTGCGTGGAGGAAAGCAACGATGACCAGTGACACGTCCCGCGCGGTCGACGCATTGGCAGATCTGGACCACGAAATCTCGATCCTCGCTGGTCGCATGTCCACCGCTGAACTGCGTAGGCGCTGGCCCTACGCCGAGCGCGAGCATGCAGCCCTCGTTCGCAAGCGCCAGCAGCACGTGGCGGCTTCAGGAGAGAGCGCATGCGCCTCCTGACCACGAAGACGCGCCTCCGCATCGCTTGGGCCGCAGTCGCGCTGCTCGCCGCCGTCGTCGTGCCGCTGCGCATCGCCGAGATCCACCAGGCCCACACCGACCGTGACGCTGCGAAAGCCCGCTGGGCCGCGACCAGCAGCGTGCGCGGCTGAATTCCCCCGCCCTCACGGGCCCCGCGCCGGCCGGGATTCCACGACGCCGGCACCCATTCCTCTACACCACGCCAACGGGAGTTCTAACCATGGCACTGCGCATCATCCGCTCCACCGACCCTATCACGGTCACCCGCCTGAACGTCTGCATCTATGCTGCGCCCGGCCTGGGCAAGACGTCCATTTCGTTCACCGCTGACAAGCCGCTGCTGCTGGACTTCGACCGCGGCGCCCACCGCTCGGCCAACCGCAAGGACACCGTGCAGGTGGAGCGCTGGGAAGACGTGGCGCACATCACCGCCGACGACCTGGCCGACTTCAACACGGTGGTGGTCGACACGGCCGGCCGCGCGCTCGACACGCTGACGCCGGACATCATCCGCCGCAATCCGAAGATGGGCCGGGGCGGTTCGCTGACGCTGCAGGGCTTCGGCCAGCTGAAGGCCGAGTTCGTTGCATGGCTGAAGCACCTCAACAGCCTGGGCAAGGACGTGGTTCTGATCGCCCACATGGACGAGCAGCGCAATGGCGACGAGATCATCGAGCGTCTGGACGTCCAGGGCGGCAGCAAGGGCGAGATCTACAAGGCGGCCGATGCCATGGGCCGGCTGTCGATCCGCGACGGCAAGCGCATGCTCAACTTCAGCCCGACCGATGCGTCGTTCGGCAAGAACCCGGGCCAGCTGGAGCCGCTGGAAGTGCCACACCCGGAGCGTGACCCGCAGTTCCTGGCTCGCGTGATCCAGCAGATCAAGGATCGGCTCAACGCCATGACCGAGGAGCAGCGCGAGGCTCAGGCCGTGCTGGAGAAGTGGCGCGACCGCACCACTGCTGCCGAGGACGTCACAGCGATCAATGCGCTGCTGCCGGAGGCGAAGGGCGGCTCGCAGGCCATGAAGGTGCTGCTGAACGATCGTGCCGCCGCGCTCGGCCTGACCTTCGACAGCAAGGCCGGCCAGTACGCCGCGCCGAAGGCAGCCTGATCGTGCTGGCCCGCGTGTCCAACATCGAGGCGTTCCGTAAGTGGCGGGACGCCGACGACCAGCCGGTGGCAGACCTGGTGCGCTACATCACCGTGGATCAGCCTACCAAGGCGATGCTGGCCGGTACCGCGTTCCACGATGCTCTGGAACACGCGGTGCCGGGCGACTACGAAGTGCTGCAGGCGATGGACCACACGTTCCACCTGCCGGACTGCGAGCTGGTGCTGCCGACGATCCGCGAGGTTCGTGCCTATGGCGAGTACGGCGGCCTGACCGTGACCGGCAAGGTGGATTGCCTGGACGGCAAGCGCGTCGACGACCACAAGACCACCAGCCGGTTCGATGCCGAGCGCTATCTGGCCGGCTACCAGTGGCGGTACTACCTGGACCTGTTCGGCGCCGACGTCTTCCGCTGGAACGTATTCGAGCTGAAGGAGGTGGGCGAACTGGAGTACCGCGTGTCGCCCCCGCAGCTTCTGGAGGTGACCCGCTACCCCGGCCTGCACGAAGACTGCATGCAGCTGGCGCTGGACTACCTGGCCTTTGCCGAGGAACACCTGCCGGCCAACTACCGCGCCGAGGTGGCGGCATGAGGGGCCTCAACTACGACTATCCCCACGTCGGCACGAAGCGCGGCGGCAACAACCGCGCCCGCCAGTTCGACCACGTGATCGACGGGAAGCGCGTCACGACCATGGAAGTGGCCGAGGCGCTGGGCCTGACGAAGAAGCAGGCCGCGGCGCGGCTGAAGCTGGGCCCGTTCCCGCTCACCTGGGAAGGCCTGCGCGGAGATCCGCCGGCATGAAGACCTGCACGAAGTGCGCGGCCCGGCTGCCGCTGCGGTTCTTCCCCCTGATCAACGGCAAGGCCACCGCCGCATGCGCGCCCTGCCGGAACACCGAGCGCCGCCTGCACGACCCGCTGCGCCCCCTGCGCCGCGATCCGCTGCAGGTCCGTCTGAACAATCACGTCAATCTCTGGTTCGGCCCGGTGCGGCGCGAGCCTTTCAGGAGCCACGCATGACGAATCGAACCAAGCCGGCCTACCCCTCCGACGGCCGGATGAATGCACCGAGTGGACTGACCAAGCGCGAGCTGTTCGCCGCGATGGCGATGCAGGGGCTTCTGGCAAGCGGCAAGGCATGGAATGGACCGATGGGCTGGATCGGTGAGGAGTCTGTCCGCGTCGCGGACTCGCTACTAGAAACCTTGGAGAAGACCGCATGACCAGCATCCACGTACAGCCGACCTTCGACCTGGCCACGCAGGCCGAGAAGGACCGCCAGCGGGCCGAGATCGCCGACGACGTGGCGCAGTTCCTGCGCTCGGGCGGCAAGGTCCAGAAGCTCGGCAACAGCCCCATCGACCGATCCATCATCAGCCGCCGCCAGGTGGTCGAGGGTGGCCACGACAGCCGCACGAAGAAGGGAGCATCCGCATGACCACCGACAACAAGACCCTGACGGACGTGCAGCCCGGTGGGAGGGTGAGGCTGGGGGATGCCCTGCCGCGCCCGCTCGAAGATTTGCGGGACGCCACTCGCCACGTCATCGACTGCGCCGACGGCAGCGATGACTACGGCTGCGGTCGTCCGATGATTGATGCGCTGACCACGCTTGGGATCTTGGAGAAGACTGGCCGGGGTCTCTGGTCAGTGAACGCACGGGCAGCTCAGGCTGTTGTGGACGCCCTCTCCGCCCAGCCCTCCCCGGTCCATCAGATCGACGCCGAGACGCTGTGGTGGCTGCAGGACGCGATTAACACCATGGCCGAAGGCGGCAATCAATCGCATGTCCGGTTCCTGCAGAGCTTGCACGACTCGCTGGCCGCCCAGCCCTCCCCGGGTGGTCAGGATGCGCTGGTGGATCAAGCGCGCAAGCTCTTCGATGAGCTGGGAACGATTGCCGACGACGACAAATGCGTAGCGATCTTGGCCGCCGCCCTCGCCGCCCGCCAGCCGGTGGGGGAGCCGGTGGCGTGGATGACCCACCACGACGAGCCGATGCTGTTCCCGACCGCCGCTGAGGCTGCCGCCTACTGCGAGGATGACGAACAGCCGGTGCCGCTGTTCCGCTCGCCCGCGCAGGCCGTGGACCTGGGGCAGTTCCGCGACCTCGCCGCGAACTTCGATGCGCTGGGCGACGAAGAAGTGGGTGACGCCTACAGCGGTCCCTACTACGAATGTGCGCGACAGCTTCGCGCCCTGATCGACGGAAAGGCGGTGGGCAAATGAGCCTTCGCAGCGAGCTACTGCAGATCATGCAGGAAGTGGGCGATGCCAAGCGGTCCAGTCCGCTGGAAGTCACTCAGGCTGGCGTCAAGGCGTTCGACTTCATCGCCAAGCGCGGCGGGTCGATCCTTGCCACGTTGGATGCGTTCGACCGCCTCCACCGGGAAACCTACATGCAGAAGGATCTGCCAAATGGCTGACCAGCTGCTCACCGCTGCAATGGTCCACGTGTTCGCCCTGGCCGGGTTCTTGGCCGGCATCGCCACCCTGTGGGCGATCAGCCGCGCATGCCGCGCCGCGCGCGCATGGCTGCGCTGGTGCTGGCGGAGGTGCGCTCATGGGTGAGCCAATCGACCACCGCGAGGTCGGCCGACAGCTGGCCAGCATGTCCGGGGGGGATCTGTCTGAGGCTCGGCCGGCAACCGTGCGCACATGGGAGGCCCGTGGGCTGGCCCTGCAGGCGCTGGCGCGCGGCGACATGGCCGAGGCGCAGAGGGTGATGGCACACGCCACCAGGGGCGCCCGGTGAACTACTACAGCGAATGGGATCCCTATGCCGCGCAGTGGATCCGCAACCTCATCGATGCCGGGCTGATCCCTCCCGGCCACGTCGACACCAGGAGCATTACCGATGTTCACCCATCAGACCTCGCCGGATACCGGCAATGCCACTTCTTCTGCGGAGTTGCCGGTTGGTCCCTTGCAGCTCGACTTGCTGGGTGGCCCGACAACCGCGAGCTGTGGACCGGCAGCGCCCCGTGCCAGCCGTTCTCCGTCGCGGGTAAAGGCAAAGCCCAGGATGACGATCGGCACCTGTGGCCCCACTTCCTTCGCCTCATCCGTGCCCGACGGCCCGCTGTCGTCATGGGAGAACAGGTTGCGGCGGCGGTTGGCAAGAACTGGCTCGACGGAGTGTCTGCTGACCTGGAAGCAGAGGACTACGCCTGCCGGGCGGTCGTTGTCCCAGCTTGTGCCGTCGATGCGCCCCACCGGCGCGACCGCCTCTGGTTTGTGGCCCACGCCGGCTGCCAGGGACTGGCGCAGCGAGAAGGCGACGGACGAGTTCTACCAGGCATGGGCGTCGAGCCCGAAAGGGAAGACGCTTCCTATGCAGATCGCGCTCGCCATGTGGGCAACCCCAACGTCTCTGGCGCCGGCGAAGAATGGCAACAACGAGGCGGGCAACTCGGCGGGGCTGGTAGCGATCAGAGCGCATGCACTGGCGGCTCTGTGGCCGACGCCCTGCGCCAGGGATCACATGCCAGCGCACTCCCCGGAGTACATCGCGGAGAAGAAGGCGCAAGGGCATGGAATGGCGGTGCTGCCGGACTACGTGCAGCACGCTCCCCTTGGGACGGCGCCAGCTGGATCATCGGCCACGACGGAAAATTCCGGCGCGTTGAACCCGGCATTCGTCTGCTGGCTCATGGGGTTCCTGCCCGAGTGGGACGTCTGCGCGCCTACGGCAACGCCATCGTCCCGCAAGTCGCGGCAGAAGTGATCGGCGCCTACATGGACTGCTACCCAGATCCAGACGAGCAGCTGCGCGCTGCGCTGGCCACGAACTGAAGGAGGACACCATGGCCACAAAGAAGCAGGCCAACCCGAGCGCAGGCGCACTGTGCCTGTCCCGGGAGTCGATGCGGGAGCTGTGCGGCACGCCCTATAGGGACCGCCAGCAGGAGTTTCTGGTGCTGAACGGGATTCCCCACTACAAGGGGCTGGATGGTTGGCCGCGTGTGCTGTGGGCCACCCTGGAAGGCGGCGCGGATGCGGCAACCGAGAAGGCCGTCGCCGTCGCCGAGTGGCGGTCGAACAAGGTGGCATGA